AGATGTAAAGGTGGAAAAGAAGTTACCCCTAGAATCAACAAAGATGGTACGCTCTCCGCTGTGGGCCTCAAGTATTATGGCAGAGATTGGCATAGGGATATTGGTGGGGTTCACACTCGCGTGGATTTTCCAGAATTTAACCTAGGCTCTCGTAAGCAGATAGGTGAGTACCTAATTGCGTTAGGCTGGACGCCTGCCAAGTATACAGACAAGGGCGCACCTATTGTGTCTGAGGTTGTTCTTAAAGACGTAGAGGGCATACCAGAGTGTACCTTGATAGCTGACTACCTGACTGTCGTTAAGCGCATAGCAATGGCACAGTCATGGTTAGACAAGGTAGACGCAGACAGCCGAGTACGTGGTCAGGTTAACTCCTGCGGGGCTGTCACTGGACGCATGACACACTACAGCCCTAACATGGGACAAGTCACCGCCGGGAGCAAGATATACGGCTCTGAGATGCGTGACTGCTGGGTTGTTGCAGACGGGTACAAGTTGGTAGGCATGGACGCCTCTGGATTAGAGCTACGGATGTTAGCGCATTACATGAACGATGCTGCTTATTCACAGGAGATATTAAATGGAGACATTCACACAGCAAACCAAAGAGCCGCTGGCTTATCTGACAGAAATACAGCAAAGACTTTCATTTACGCTTTCCTGTATGGAGCTGGAGATGCAAAAATTGGGAGTATTGTCGGGGGAGGTGCGAAAAGTGGCAGAGAACTTAAAAGAAAGTTCCTTGCAAACACTCCCGCCCTCGCGCAACTCAGGGATAGAGTTAGCGCGGCTGCTAAAAGAGGTTGGCTACGGGGACTGGACGGTAGACGAATTGCTGTCAGAAGCCCCCATGCTGCTCTCAATACTCTGCTTCAAGGCGCAGGAGCTGTAGTTATGAAGCAGGCGCTAGTTAACCTTCACAAGTTTGCTACGTCACAGAAATTAGACTTTAAGATTGTCGGCAACATTCACGATGAAATACAGACGGAAGTTTCGGGGAAGGACGCAGAACGTTTTGGCAAGTTAGCAGTGTACGCCATGACAAAAGCAGGAGAAGATTTTAACCTGACTATTCCGCTTGCGGGAGAGTATAAAATTGGAAACTCATGGAAGGAGACACACTAATGGCACAAGTTGATACGTTAGTTCAAGACATATATAAACTACTAGAAACTAAACAGATACCAGAGGGAGTAGACATTGAGCAAGAATGTGAGGCTTTTGGGCGAACAATGGCAGACACACTACGTGAGCAGCTCCAGTCCTACAGTAGTAGTGGTAAGCTACGTCTATCAGCTATTGGAAAACCAGACAGACAACTATACCATCGTCACAATGGTGCAAAGGGAGAAGAACTTAAAGGGAGTACCTACGTTAAGTTTCTCTATGGTCACCTTGTCGAAGGAATGCTTCTTGCATTAACGTCAATAAGTGGACACAGTGTTACAGACGAGCAGAAGGAGGTAACTGTCAATGGCGTCAAGGGTCACATGGATGGTCGTATTGATGGGGTGCTTATGGACGTTAAGTCTTGTAGTTCCTTTGGGTTTAAAAAGTTTAGAGATAATAAACTGCACCAAGACGATGCCTTTGGATACATCGCACAGCTTAAAGCCTACGCTCACGCTGAAGGAGACACTACTTACGGCTGGCTTGCAATGGATAAACAAAACGGAACTCTAGCGTGGCTACAGTACGATGAGACAGACACTACAGCCGACTACTACAACGCAATCAACTGGAATCCAGAGGAGAGAGTAGGCGATATAAAAAAGCTCGTTGGGAGCGACTTGCTTCCGGTCCAGTGTTACGAAGAAGTGCCGGATGGAAAGAGTGGAAACATGAAGTTAGCGATTGGGTGCAGCTACTGCGACTACAAGTCCTTATGCTTTCCAGCCCTGCGTACTTATTACTATGCAGGTGGTCCAAGATACTTAACCGTAGTAGCAAAAGAGCCTCGCGTTCTGGAGGTTCCAGATGAGTTTTAAAATGAAGGCATGTGCGAAATGCGAGGTAGAGAAGCCCTTCACCGACTTTCATAAACATAGTCGGGGGAGCCAAGGAGTAATGTCCTACTGTAAAACGTGCGATAATGAGCGTGGAAAGTGCCGCCATCGGCGTAACAAAGTTGAGTTAATTAAATATAAGGGAGGTGCCTGCGAACATTGTGGTGGGGTTTTTCATCCAGTGCTTTACGACTTTCACCATAGAAACCCTAAAGAGAAGGAGTTTGAGATAGGAAATAAGCGCCTTGAACTACCAGCGGTGCAGCAGGAGTTAGATAAATGTCTTCTTCTCTGCGTTAGTTGTCATCGAATGGTGCATTACAATGATTAATAATCAAAAGTACAGGAGTAAGTTAGAGGCTCTGGTGGCCTCTTTGTTAGGCCCTACGTGGCGCTACGAGCCTTTTAAGGTGGCTTACGTGACGCACAGGAACTATACGCCTGACTTTGTGTACACTACTAAGAATATGCACATCTTAGTGGAAGTTAAAGGATTCTTCCGAGTAGGTGACACACAGAAGTACAAAGCAATTCGAGATGCACTCAAGGAAAACCAGGAGCTAGTCTTTTTTCTACAATCTGCGAAAACAAAAGTACGCAAAGGAGCTAAGATGAACATGGGACAATGGTGTGAGAAAGAAAGTATTAAGTGGTTTGAAAGCGTAGAAGATTTAAAGGAGTACGCCGATGGACACTTTTGAGGAACTGTGTGTTAAACTAATGGTTAAGAGCGACATTGAGGACATAATTGATTTGTTACAACTTACACCAGAAGACCTAGTGAGGCGGTTTGAAGACCGACTTGAAGAAAACATAGTAGCAATACGGGAGTTCTTAAATGACTGACAAGACTATATGGCATGAGCTTGATAGGTTGCACAACATAGACCCACCACCACAAAGCCGTCTTAGTGACGCTACGCCACAAGAGTGGGACAATGCGGCTAAAGCCATCAACAAGCAAGTAGGCGGCAATCACTACAAAGAAATGGCAGAGCAGCCGATAGAATTTATTACGGCTAATCAGTTAGGTTTTTGTGAGGGCAACGCCATTAAGTACATCTGTCGGTACAAAGCTAAAGGTGGCGCAGAGGATATAGAAAAAGCTATCCACTACCTACAGATTCTTAAAGAAAGCATAGCAGAAAAAGACAAACTATACGGGCTAGGAGGCACAATATGAGCAAGTACATCTACGTGGTAGGGGATAAGAACGCCCCTAAGACTAACCAGTGGGACGCCATGACTAACAACGAAGCGGAAGCAAACCGCCTTGTTAGTGAGGGTGTTGAAGGTACTGTGATGAAAAAGGTTACAGTCAGCAAACCTTTTAAGAAGAAAACACAATGAATATTGTGGATTTCCCGCCCCGTGAGGATGAGCTATCAAAACATGCTGGTGAGCGTCTAAAGTCACAGCTAGACGAAAGCACCATTCTTACGTTAGAACATGGCACGTACACTGTGTTCTTTGATACAGGGGACTCTATTATTATTTTGTCTAACGCCGCTGGTGCTGGTGAGGTATTACTCAACCTTGAGAAAGGCAAATTAGCTTTGTTAGCAGAAGTTCTTGACTCAGAGACATAGGAGACTACACATGGACCAATACCAAGAATTTATTGCAGCCAGTAGGTACGCTAGATGGTTGCCAGAACAAAAAAGACGAGAGACATGGGAAGAAACTGTAGGGCGTTACTGTGATTTTTGGTTGCGCTCAAGAAAACTTGACGCTAAAAACGCTCGTATTGTGTGGGAGGCCATTACTGCCCTTGACGTAATGCCCTCAATGCGCTGCTTAATGACAGCGGGACCAGCACTGGAGAGAGACAATGTTGCAGGGTTTAATTGTTCGTATCTACCTATTGACCATCCTCGCGCTTTCGATGAGCTTATGTATATTTTGCTTTGCGGTACCGGAGTTGGGTTTAGCGTGGAGAGGCAGTACGTGGGCAAACTACCGGAAGTAGCGGAGGCTTTCCATGATTCTGACACAGCTATTGTAGTGCCTGACTCAAAGATAGGCTGGGCTAAGTCGTTCAGGCAGCTCATGTCCCTTCTGTACGCAGGAGAGTGTCCTAAGTGGGACACCAGCAAGGTAAGAGGTGCAGGCGAGCCGCTTAAAACTTTCGGTGGACGAGCTTCTGGACCACAACCTTTAATTGATTTGTTTGTGTTCACTACTAATATGTTCAAAGGTGCCGCAGGAAGACGCCTGAGCAGCCTTGAGTGCCATGACTTGTGCTGTATGATAGCCAAGGTCATCGTAGTAGGCGGTGTTCGTAGGAGCGCACTGATTAGCTTGAGTAACCCCAGTGACGATAGGCTGCGTGGTGCTAAGAGTGGTAACTTTGGGTTACTGCACTCTGAGCGATACTTAGCTAACAACAGCGCGTGTTATACAGAAAAGCCGGAGTTTGGTTTCTTCTTAAAAGAAATGGTTGCTTTGCATGAGAGTTACTCTGGTGAGCGTGGCGTGTTTAGCCGTGTGGCTGCACAAAAGATTGCCGCTAGGAATGGCCGTAGAGAGTCTGAGCATGACTTTGGTACTAATCCCTGTTCAGAGATTATACTACGTCCCAATCAGTTCTGTAACCTGACAGAAGTTGTTATACGTGCCGAAGATACTTTAGAAACGTTGTGTGAGAAAGTTAAGATAGCTACCATACTGGGTACTTTGCAATCTACACTAACTGACTTCCGTTACTTACGTAAGATATGGAAGACAAACACAGAAGAAGAAGCGTTGCTGGGTGTTTCACTGACTGGGATTATGGACCATGAGGTGCTGTCTTCCAGTGAGCTGAACGAAACAAAACGCTGGTTAACTACAATGAAAGAGGTAGCAATTGAAACAAATAAAGAATGGGCGAAAAAGCTGGGAGTCAATCCAAGCGCAGCTATTACTTGTGTTAAGCCTAGTGGTACTGTTAGTCAGTTGGTCAACTCTGCTAGCGGTATTCACCCTAGGTTTGCTCCTTACTATCTGCGTACAGTTCGCGCAGACATTAAAGACCCACTCTCAGAGTATATGGCTTACTACGGTTTTCCTCACGAAATATCTGTGGAGTCGGATTCAACTCTGGTTTTTGGTTTTCCAGTGGCAGCTCCCGTGGGTGCGGTATGCACAGCAGAAGTGGGCGCTATGGAGCAGCTACGCTTGTGGAAGGTCTATCAAGACTACTGGTGTGAACACAAGCCGTCTATCACAGTGTACTACAAAGATAATGAGTTTCTACAGGTAGCTTCGTGGATGTGGGAAAACTTTGATGTAATGTCAGGCATCTCACTGCTACCATTTGACGGTGGCGTATATCAGCAGGCTCCGTACCAAGAGATTACCCAGGATAAATATAATCAGCTTTCGGGGGAAATGCCAGTCTTTGATTGGGAAGAACAGGCGAATTTTGAACACAACACTGACTCCACACTAGGCGCACAAGAGTTAGCCTGTGCTGGTGGTAGTTGCGAATTAATATAACTGGAGGCGTGTATGAAAAGTTTATATTTGAATGAGTATCAATTAATGGCAGCGGAGACTGCTAATTACGATGACCCTATCTATCCGATAGCGTCACTGATGGTAGAGTCAGCAGAGTTAGCCGACATATTCATTAAGCCGTGGTTACGGGGGGATGATGGTGACCCCGATAGGCAAGAGGTTGTTGCGGAGGCAGGGGACGTACTGTGGAACCTGTGTAGTCTACTGACAGACATGGGTATTACTTTGGAAGAAGTAGCTACCTACAACATTAAAAAACTAAAGTCGCGTCAAGAGCGTGGCGTAATTGCAGGTAATGGAGGTAACAGATAATGACGATGACACCACAAGTAGCACAAGCAGCGGCACAGTTTTTACAGAGAGTTACTTTAAGCCCTCCAGAGATTGAGGCTTTTGGAGTAGTAATGCAGGCATTAGAGGCGATAGTAGAGTCTAGTTCTGACCCCATCGTTTCGGCTGACCAGAGCGAGAGTCCAGATGCGTAAAATTAGGATACCTGCCTACCGATATACCTATACTCTCTACGTAGTCAGCTACTTCAGAAGGGGGTATGCCTTTAAGCTGTACGTCAGACGCTCTCCCAAGCGTGTGCTGCGAGGCTTCAGCGCCACCTACAGCGGCGTTGTGAGCAATACAGCGACAACCTGACGTAATGACTACAGGGACTTTAAAGTGGAGCCTGACGGCTTCCAGAGTCTCTAAAAGGATAGAGTCTACGGTATCAAAGCCACAGCCACACTTACAAGCGAACTCAGAGCGTTTAAAGTATTGTGAAAGCTGTGCCATTAATCGTAGTCTCTCTTTTTAAATGTTTTATAAGTTGAATACACTTTAGTTACAGCAAGTCCTAAATTCATAATAAGAAGGACTCCTGTACCTAACATTATCCATTCATTGAGTTGTAGTCCCAATACGGTCCCCGCAGCAACACCGTAAACAACAGGCTGCGTTACCAAAACTGCATTCTCTACAGTTTTACTCACTGCGTTCACCGGAATCATCCATGTAGTTCCCATACATACAGTAGCGCGGCAATCCATGCTACAGTGTTAACAGAAGACAGCACCATAGTAACATGGCCCCAGAAGTACGGAGCTGCTCTAGCAGACTCTACGTGCAGGTTGGTAATCTTATGGATTTTATCTTTTAACCTCGCATCTTTCAGCTCTTGCCACGGCCCCCGCATAGCAGGGTGGTACAAGTATTTAAACTCTGACTTTAGTTTAGCTAAGTCCCTAGCTAACCCATCTTTCCCTTCGTAATCAAACTGGTCGCTCATCGTGATGCCACTCCTTTAGTTTTCTCTATTGTCCTTGCGCCTGTCAGCCCTAACATACCCATTAGTAACGGTAGCATGACAGTCATATCTAGGGGCTGCATGATGATAGGCGTGTAAGCCTCTACAATCGGTCCTCCCATCGGTATAACCACGTAGTTAATACCCAGTGCAAAGACAGTCAACCAGCCGCAGGCGGGACGCCAGCCACCTTTAAAGAGAGATTCACTAGAGGCTTCCGCTTTGTTAATCTCTAACTGTGCTAAAACCTGTGCGTGTGCGTTCTGTTCAGCCATCGTAGCTATCTTGTACGATATTTCTGCTTGCTTATCTTTGTCTACAATAAACTCAGACAATAGATTAGAGATAGGGTCTACCAGTGTGCCTACTATAGCTGTTGCAATACTCATTTAGATTTAGCTCCAGAACACTTCCAACGTTTGCGTGACAGGTTATTGGGCGTGTTAGGGTCGCTTGCTTTCTTCTTAGACACGCCTTTCTTTATTCCGAGACTTCTAGCGCAGTACGCATCACCTTTAGAGGTGCCTGCTTTGACTCTAGGCCCACCACCTTTGGCAGCACCTGCTTGCCCGTAGCTAACTTTCTTTCCGCTAGAGGTTACTTTAACCTTTGCTTTTCCTTTTGCTGGTTTAGTCATTATTTGTACCCCATGAAGTTAGGTGGAGGAGAATACCCTGAATTAAACATTCTTTCATCATCGTTAGAGTACGCTACCATCTCATCTGTAACTCTACCCCTATATTCTTCAAGCCACTCCGTATTATCTCTTACAAAATTAATAGTGCTATTGTACGCATCTCCAAAACTACCTAAATCACTTTTACTATTTTCTTCTATATTATCTAAATGAGTTAAACGTGTAACAATAGCTTTCCGAACAGCAGGCTCTTGCGCTTCTTGTAACTGATTAACTAGCTTTTCTTGTTCAGCAGACATATTATTTGGCCTCTTGTTTTTCTTCTTCTTCTGTTTGCTTTAGTAATTCTAGTAAATAAATACGTTCTATAGCAAAATCTCCGGGGCTAGCGTTAAATTCTTTTAATGCCCTACCAACAAACTGCCTTCTTTTCCCGTTAGTTAGTGCTTTCCATCCTTTGTAAGCCGCATACGTACCAGCAGTAGCGCCTGCAAATATACTTAAACCTGCCGCACCGCCCCCAAAAGCAGAAGCTAACCCAGCCGCGCCGTATGTACCAGTAGCTGCTAAAGCTAAAGGCGTTTTAGGTAGATTAGCAGCAGAAGCAGCTTTTCTACCTATCTCAAGTAAAGAGTTATTCGCTTCTTTAGCAACTAAAGGTATTAAAACATCTTGAGCTTTAATAAGGTTATGCGTCCTATTCATTAAGTCATGTGCGTCACCGTTGGGTGTAGCTGCTTTTATACGTTGATTAATTGCGTCACGTATCTGACGGGCCGCTGTTTGTTTAGCAGAGTGTTTAGCTTCGTCATATACTTTTGAACCTGCTTCTACGTAGGCATCAAACTGTTTTCTCATTTCTAACAGATGTAGTACCCTTGGTCCTTTATCTGTTACTGACTGCACAGGCAAATCATTTAATAGTTTAATGGCTTCTTGAAAATATCCTTCTGCAAATTTTTGTCCGTTTTGATAAAGAGAGTCGTAACCGTCCATAGTAGCAATGTCGTCAACTACTTTTTGTAAGTCTGCTTTTAAAGTATCAACATTAACGTAAGGATTTCCTGCTTTTCTTAAAGCTATTTTAGTATCTTCAGTTAATTTTTTAGCTTCTTTATAAATTGCACTATAGTTATGCGTGTTCCATTTAGTAGGGTCTACATCGTCTACTAGCCCAACGGCTTCAATCATAGTGTCTTCTGGAGAAGACGGGGTGTATGTTTTATTTTGAGTACCCATTGGGCCTTTTTCAACAGAAGTAACACCGTCCCCTACTCTTGTCTCAGGAGTTAGCATCTGAGTAATGCCATTTTTTCTAAGCCTCTGAACCCTAACAGTTCCTTTTGCAACTTGTTTTCGCCCCATTTTAACACCCGGAATAGCGCCCAATTTAGGAATAGCTACCTCGCTAACTACTCCGGTGTCACGCAAAATACCTGCTTCTAAAGGATATTTTTCTTCAAAAACACCCCAAGATTCCATGCCTTCTCCTAAAGCGGTCATTGCGTAGTTAGCAACCGCACTATCTTTTATAGCACTAAGTCCGTTCCTTACTACGGCGTTATCAATAACTATAGACTTACCCCAAGTTTGTTTCCAAGCGTTAATCCCTTCGTTACTAATAAGCTCGGCTGTCTTTAGTAGTGGTCTTGCTAAGTCAGCCGCTAAAGATAAAGGATTAGCCATAGCAGGGTCATCTGTAGGAGCGCCTAACTCCCCTTCTTGTAACTTTTGACCTGCTTCTTGAAAAGCGCCCATAGCTTCTTGTGCGCTCATTGCTGTTGTGTCAAACATAGCGTCACCTTTGTCTGACAAATACTGCGCCCCAGCAGCTACTGTTTTCTGTACGTCTTGGCCTAAACCTTTTGCTGCATTCATAAAGTCAGCAAACGGCTCATTTTGCACAGGAGGGGTTGGTGGGTACGTTACAGCTAACGCCGAGTTAATATCTTCGTCAGTCATAGAAGAAGGAAAGTTGTGATTTTTCATACTTCCGTCAGGCATTTTTACAGGTATTGTTTTAAAGGCAGGTACTGGAGTATCCACAGTTACTGGCGTAGGCGTTGCCATTACTTAACCTCCGGTGTTTCTGGGTATATCATTGTTCCTGTTGCTACGTCCCAAAAAGGTTCCTGTGTAGGAGTAGCGGCGGCTGTTTGTTCAGGCACTATAAAAGCATCTAAAACTTCAGTCTGACCTGATAAAAATGGTGACTTTTTAAGGAAAGCCTTTGTATCTGTAAACTGTTTACGCATATTTATTATCGCTTGTTTACGCATTTTAAGAATACGTGTAAGAGCTTCGGGTGTGTTTACAGGGTTAGCACCAGCAATATCTTTTGCGAACTCCATATCTTTATCTGACAATCCTGTTCCAGAACCAAAAGCCGTAATTTCTTTTCCGACTAATTTACCAATGTTTGCCATGTATTCTTGTTGATTTGCAGCGGTGTTTTCTACGCCTAGTTCTGCGCCCATTTCTAACATCCACTGTTCTATAGGTGCTGTAGCTCCTGTAGCCATATCAGGAATTAACGCTAAGTTCCTATCAATAATATCTAAAACAGCAACGTCATCTCTTACGTTATTATAGAGGTCTATAAAATTATCTACGCCACCTAAAGCTAACTTTTCTACTACATTATTAGAAATGTTTGTAATTTTTTGTAGTGCCACATTAGCAGATAAGCCCATTGCAGAAGGTTCTTTCCATGTGTTGTCTTTAGGGTCAAAGACATAACCGTATTCATTTGTTCGCATTGAAACAGGGCCTACGCCTGTCATTTGATATGCTTTTGCATCACCTTTTCTGCCACTTAGTACGTTTTGGAACTGTTGCACAGTTAAGTCGCCAAGGTCTTGAGCATCAAACTGTTCCTTAGTAATTCCAGCATTTACAGCTAACGCTCTCCGAGCAGGTAAACCTCCTTTTATTACCAATTTTTCAGTCTCTAATTCAGTGACTGTTTTCTGGTCTTGTGGAATGTCGCTAGCCCCTGCTAGTATACTTGAAGCTAATCCTGGTCTTCCAACAGCAGTGGCTCTCTTAGCTAAACTTTCTCTTGTTTGTTGTTCTTTAAGTTTAGCGTCTTCAGCTATTCTCCTATCATTAGCTAATGCTCCTGCTGCCATTGATTCTTTATTGTTACCTATTTTAGCATAAATATTAGCAGCAGCCTCTAATCCGTCAGCGGTAGATAAATCTTGTTCAGCTAAATCACCACGACCTTGGGCCTGCCTAGCTTCAGGAGTCATCATAGAGTAATTATCTATTGTTCCCCCTGACAGAGTACCTGCTAAGTTACCTGCGCCCCTAGAAAATACATCTAAAGGCACACCACTAGGCAGCGGTTGCGCTTTAATTGCGTTGTTCATTTGTGCAAACATTCCTGATAAGTCAGCAGCCATTATGTTCCCCCTCCTATCCCACCTAACATACGTAACAGACCAACAAGGTTCTGGCTTTCTGCGTTAGCGTAGTTAACGTCAGCAGTGCTTCGGCCTATACCTAATTGTGCTAACAGACCAGCCGTGTTTTGATTTGCGCTGGACGTTATTTGTCCTTGTTGTAAGCCTTGATTACCAAACCCTTGCATTTGTTGATACGGCATGTATTGATTTTGGAACATTTGGTTGCCCATCTGCGACTGCACATTCTGATAGTTACCGCCAGCCGTAAGAGCTGACTGTCCTAATTGATTATACTGTGCAGCTTGTGAACCATATTGATTAGACAAACTACCATACTGATTAGCCATGTTAGCTTGGTTCATCATTTCTGTTTGAGCTTGTCCCATTGCTTGCATAGATGCTTGGTTTCTTGCTTCGGATTGTGCCTTACCAAAAGCAAATTGTTCAGGAGAACCGCCATAAGCCTCTGTAGACATGCCTCCTCGACCAGAACCAAACAACCCTGCATTCATAGAGTCTTGTTGTCTTTGTTCTTCTGGACGTTGCATGTCACGCATACGACCATATATATCTGATTCTCTTTGCGATGTGTTTTGTAGTGAGTTCTGCATTGCGGCGTTAGAGGCATTATAGGCACCACTGCCTCTTTGGTTAGCTTGCTGTTGAAAACCCTGATTTTGGTTATACATATTATTAAAACGCGGGTCCATGCTTTGTGAAGAAGCAAACATACTGTTAGCTCCAGTTTGCATATTGTCTACGTTTGCTTGTTGACCGCTTGACAAAGCATTCGTCATCTGTCCGGTTGCAGGGTCATAGTTTGTGGAACCCAGACCACTTGAGACACCCCAAGGTTGGAAAGTACCGTACCCTGTAATGTCAGCTTTTGCTGTGTCTAAATACGCATTGGTATTTTGACGGTTATTATCCATATTCCCTTGAAGTTTATTATAACCGTAAGCACCCGCTGCTATGCCAGCGGCAGAGCCGCCCCAATTATCCCACCAAGAGGTAGCTTCTGCTGGAGTCGGCATCAGAACGTCCCTCCATCAACTACACCACCGCCTGTCATAGTACCAGTGAAAGAGGGGTTTACGTTACTTAAAGTCTGGTTACTAAAAGTTGATATTGCGCTAAACTCAACGTCAAAAGCAGACCCAGATATACGTTTTGCAGGGTCGCTAGGAGCTTTTAAATCCCTTGCCCCAAATGTTATATTCGGACTTGTTGGATAAGTGTAAGTTGTCATTATAAAATTCTCCCTTGGAGTGCTTGTATGTTTATTTCTTGTATGCTAATTAAACTTCCTGTAACATTAGAAGTAAAACCAATAGATATATTACGACCACTGCCCCACACGTTATATTTTAACTCAGTAAGTTCGTTAGTAACACCGTATTCTCCTACTCTTGCGTTAGCTTGGGGCGTAGCTTGTACCCACTCGACTGCTCCTGTTGGGTTGGGTAATGGTAACAAGGGTACACCTACTACTGCATCGTAAGGCGTCCAGTTGCTAAACGCAGGTCTATTATTTATGTTTTTTTCAATAGAGTTATTAACAGCACTATTAAAGTTAAACCCCCAATTAAGAGTTAAAGTTCCTGCTAAACCACCTATCACAGTAACGTCTACTTGTTTAGGAAAAAGCACATTTACTGGAGAACCTAGATTTAAAGGATTACTTTGATATTCCATAAGTATTTTAGTCGCAACAGCAGCTCCTCCTGAGTCTAAAGTAACATCTTCTGCGCCCGTGTATACATAAACACCCCCAGAGCCTCCAAATAAAGTTGTTCTATTTCTAGTGCGTAACCCACAACCTACCTTTAAAATGTCCCAACGAGTTGCTCTAAATGCACCTGTTTGTAGTGGTTGCCATGTGTCAAAAACGTAAGCAGAATTACTACTTCTAAAAAAACAACAATAAAAGCTGTCCTCTTTATGAAAAATACCTTGAATTTCAGACGCCTGCTCACTAACAATAGCCGCTTGTATGTCACTTCGTATGTTAGAAGATACATCATTTAAAGGCAGTGTGCTATCCTGTAACGTTCTATTTAAAGAACGGATACCAGACGCATCACAAAACATAAAGTCTTCTCCTGTAGGAACTAGGCTGTCTCTAGCAAGACACCCAATGCCTTCTATTGTATCTGAAAGACGTAAACTGTTTACTACGTCACTTGTAGTGCTGTATACTAAAATGTTGTTCTCACCAAAAATAACTAAAAAATTGTTGTGTGCTGTAATAGCTGTTATTGTTCCGTAGCCGGAAGGCCAATATTCTGAAGTTTGCAAAGAACCTGAGCCGCCTGCGTTCCATACTGTTCCGTTTAAAATACTAGACCAAGAAACTGAAGTAGGGTTATTACTAAAACCAGCAAACCAAAGGCGCCCAAACGCTGCGTGAACACAACTAGGATTACCGTCAGTACCCGCAATACCCGCCATGTTAACTTCTGCCCATGTTCCTCCTGCGTATACAAGAGGATTTTGCCCTACTTGTACAAAATACATTTTATCGTTTAGTTGTGCCATCTGCCAATTATTACCACCAACAGTGTAATTTACTGGAAGTGTTTGCTCTACTAACTCAAAAGGAGCAACTGTTTGTTGAATAAATATTTTGTTGTTACCGCAGGCAAATATTGTAGACACGCCAGTATCTTCTTTAATAAACTCGCCAATTACAGCAATAAAAGAAGTTCCTAGAACAGTAGGGTTTGTTGTTAAATACTTAAACCCTTTGCGGCTAGACAGTCTTCCTAATTTATCTATTGTACAGTTATTCGCAACAGCACAAAAACTAGGGTCTGACGTAAGAGGAGAGTCTTCTGTATTTAAACCACCAAAACCAGGAGAAGGTAACGGAATATTTATTTGTTGTTGTGGCATTAAGCAAATCTCACGTTTGTATTGTAGTCTTGGTCATTGGCGTACCAGTTTAATTCATTAGCATATAAGGCGCTGTCTTGTGCAATAGCATCACTAAGGTGCCTATCGGCTGTCATAAACAATTCAGAGGTAGGTGCCCCACTCACTTCCCCACGCTCGCGAGAGGCAAGCGCAGTGGCAAGAGTAAAAACGGGAAGTGAGGGGACTAAAATTCTATCATTAGCATTTACTAACGGTGCCTGGTGGCTTGTTCTGTCTATGCCAATACCCCACTTAGCTTGAGGAGCAGTAGAACCACTATTTACAGGCGAAGGGGGCCAAACTGTAAGCTCTATTGAGCCTTCTAAACTAAAATTTCCTCCGGTTGGTACAGAAGGTCTTGACCCGCTTGTTTCGCCTGTAATAGCGAAAGAAGTAGGTCTTCCTGTAATCGCCGGATTAGGGGTTTGATAGTAATTACGCATGGCTTCTGTTGTAATCCAAGACATATTATTTATAGGTTGAGTCTTATCCTGTAACATAAAAAACCCATCCAAAACTAACGGAAAACTATAAACACCATGAATTATGTAGTGGCTATCAATAGACTTAGGCAAAGCTATTGTATTTCCTTCGTAATAGTTAAACTGAGTATACACACCTTGGTCCAAGATAAAATTGTTTACATTAGTATCGTCAAGTATAACAGAATCTGTGCCTCGTAAAGCACCCCACTGCCACGCATCTTCTACTCTGTCTTTAGCGTCATTTACAGCACTTCCTATAAAAGCCCAGTAAGGATTAGCAGCACCATCAAGCTGTTCAGCCGTAATTTGTTCTTCTCTAAGTCGAACTAATACGCTATTTATTAATTGTAGATATGTCATTTGTTAGTTCCTATGTTATGCGTTACGAGTTCTTCTACCACGCCCATCTTCTTCGTAAGTTTGCTTAATATACCTGCCAGATTTTTTCTGTACTGCTCCAACAATGTCACCAGCAATTGCTTCTTTCTGTTCCCGCAACACTGCCATGCGTTTCTGAACAGAAGCTAAGTCTCCTTCAGACAAAGAAATGATTTGAGTAATTCTAGCTAAACGATACAACTCTTTGTCAATCATGTAGTTATCTTGTTCTGCTTTTTGTTGTCTTTTATTTTCTCCTCCTCCTCCTCCTCCTCCTCCTCCTCCTCCGGATGGTGGCGTTGGTGGCAATACCTCCGATACTGGTTGGTCGTTATAAGATAGTGGCAATACCTCCCCATTAGGCAATACGTCTTCACCACCTTCATTACCTATGGGCAATACGCCTTCACCACCTTCATTACCTATGGGCAATACGTCTTCACTTCCTCTATTTTCCTGTTGATTAGACAAGGCTTGTTCTTGCATAGCCCGTCTCATCATCTCGTCTTTTATTGTCTGTTCTTGAGGCAATACATTTTCATCACCGTAACCAAACGCCTCGTCAAGAAAATTTGAATTAGGGGGTGGGCCATTAGGTAACACGGTTTCTTGAGGATAACCAGCAGCTTCTAGGGCCGCGTTTTCTCTGTCTTTTGTTGCTTTTCCTGTTAACGCATCTATAGCGTTTTGTAAAAATGAACTAGCTTGTTCCCCACCAGTGTCACCTTCAGGTAACTGACTTTCTATACTTCCTTCTGTTAAATCGGGGTCTACTCCTAAATTTGCATACAGTTCGTTAGGGCTATTACTAGCCTGTAAGTTCTGTTCCATGTAACTTTCAAAATCAGCGCTGTCAGATAACCCAGACGCGCCTGACTCCCAAGCATCGTAAGCATCAGTTACTATGTTAATTGCATCTGACCATGATTCTGCTCCAGACGATAACATTCCTTCTACGTCACCTATAAAGTTTGCTGCTTCTTTGGGGATTGAAGTTACTTTATCTTTTAAATAATCTATTCTTCCCGGTCGGTTCCCGCTTGGTGTATTAAATCTTGCTCCCGCCATTGGGTCTGTTTCTTGAATGTGCGTCCACGGAATTGAATCACTACGGGGCGCCCACGCAGAAAATCTTTCGTCATAACGAACATTTTGTTGGAAGTTGTAATCTGCGGCGCTGTTTAACGAGTTAAGCGCATCTCCTTCAGTAATACTTCCTGCGTCAAGGTCAGAAAGGACTCCGTCTACCCAATCCTGAGATTCTAGATTCCCACGGTGGTCAGGGTTGTCTGGGTCTATATAATTAACATCTCTAAAAAAATCTAAGTCTTGATTAGATGCCTGAGATTGCGCCATACCAACTAAATCATAATTAGAGTTTTCGTATTCGCCTGTACGTGAGTTATAACCTAGGTATTCTTCTAGCCCCATCGCAGCCTCTAACGCACCCCTTTTATGGTCTTCCAGTGCTTGGGCGTGTTCTGGAAAGTTACGCTTGTCCTCGTCCGAGTAATACGTATCTGCAAACGCTTCGCCGTACAGGTGGTTTGTCTTCTCAAACCATTCTTGTCTAAACGCCTCATCCCATTTATCGCCAGCAGCAGACGGTGCGTACAATGCGTCACCGCCCAAAAACTCTGAAGCAACGTTAAAAGGGGTTGCTAAAAACTCTAATGTGTTTGATATTGGTGCTGTACTTAGATACTCGGTGTCAAACCCCATTTTATTTAAAAGACCTTCTTCTCCAAATAATTTTCCAAAGTCTGTAGTCTTATGAAGTTTTGCTATGTGTTCTCCAAACGCAGTTTCTCGAGTTGCATAATCGGCTATTGCCTCGGGTGACATGCCTGCTATCTGAGCATCTGTCATATCAAGATAGTTCCACTCAGGTTTTCCTAGTTCTTGTCTAGCTAAGTCTGCTATGTCATCTGTTTGGAATACATCATTAAAGCCATCTTTAAGGGATTGAATACCTCCTCCAATTAAGCCGCCATACGCAATATTTTCTAAGTCAAACTCACCTTCCATTGCACCTGAAACAAAAGCATTACCAGCTCCTTCTATAGCACCTGTCTCAAAACCCCCACCTGCGTATGACGCATAATCGCTTATCATCCCGCTTGTTGCACCACCAACCCCACCTTTAAGTCCTGCCACAGCAATGTCGGTTAAATCAAAACCTTGTCCTGACGTTGCTTGGCTTAAAGCGGTTGTACCTGCGCCTGTTAAAGCACCTGTTATAACGTTTGCACCTAGAGTTGGCACTACAGTTCCTGCGGTGGCTCCGGCTGTAGTACCCCCTAGAGCTGCTCCTGCTGGGGCCGCCGCCGCCCCTATAAACGTAGCCTGCGCTACTGCCATTACAACAGGCATAACTTGGTCAAAGAACGCGTCAGTATCTGGACCCTGCTTGTTCTGTTTTACGTACTTCTGATACTCTCCTTTTCCTGCGCCACCTGATTTGTGATAGTATCCGCCGTGTCCGTCAAACTTTAATTTGTTACCTAATTCATCTTCACCTAAGTCTGGACGGTTATCCCCAAACCCTGTGTTTAGTACGTATATTGCATCGCCGTCTTCGTAAATAGGCATTTTACCTTGTTGTACATACTGATTATTTACAAAGTCATGTTGAGTAGCGCGAGTACCAGAGTTAACGCTGGACAAAGAACTGCCGCCGTTCATCAAACTACCGTTACCACTTAGCTTTCCGCTTCTGCCACCAAACGCATCAAGATTTTCGTCAATGTTAAGGCTATCCATATAGCCATATACATCGTCAGTGTTAGTAAAAGCAGGGCCGGAGTAATTAGTTAGTGAATTACGATTATTGTTCTCTGTTTGTGAAAATGAACTATCACCCTTTTTTAACAAATTTATAAAAAAGTTAGGGTCTTTTTTGAGTATGGCGTTTGTTTGGTCTGTTGTTAAGTTGCTATAAGCACCACTTTGTAAAGTTGGAAGGTTACCTTCTAACGCAGTAGCCCAATTAGCATCAGACCATTTACTTGTGTCGGCGTAAGGATTAGAAGCAGAAGTCTGCATCATACCTTGTTGTGTTGGTTGTGGGCCACCACCTGCCGACACACGCCCTGCTCCTATTGAATTAACTTGTTTGTTAGGTGTGTTGTTTTGCATAGCTTGTTTCATCATGGCATTTTTTATTGCCTGCGCCTGCGAGGGTGGTATCGTACCCTGTTGATTAGGGGCAGGAGTCTGCATCATACCTTGCTGATTAGGCAAGGTTTGTTCTTGCATAGCCTGTTTCATCATAGCGTCTTTTATTGCCTGCGCCTGCGAGGGTGGTATTGTACCTTGCTGGTTTGTAGCTAGATTATTTAAGCCCTGCAAGTTAAGTCGTGTTCCTTGTCCAAACATTATACGATTCCTATTCGGTCAATTAATGTAATGCTCACGCTTCTAACGCCTCAACTCTATCTGTTAACTCTTGGTTAGCTTGTGTAAGCTCCTTAATAGACTCGACAAGCAGGCCGACCATGTTTCCATATCCTACAGCGAGGTAGCCGTCTTCGTCTTCGATAACAGCTTCGGGGAGTACAGCTTGTACTTCCTGTCCTATCAGACCAGTGGCTACTGTGCCGTTCTCTATGTACGAGAAGGTTATGCCGTTGAGGGTGTTTACCTTAGCGAGTGCGCCAGTGATAGGCTCTACGTTCTCCTTCAGGCGTATGTCAGAAGAAGACCCCATCGAACCTGTGTGTAACCAGTTACCAGTATTACCTGCCATGATGAGAGTGCCGCCTCCTGACAAAAGCCTAATGTCGCCCGCTGTCACAGTGTTCCGTTCAGCATCGGTAGCGTTAATGATTATGCTCTTAGTGTGAGAATTACTCTCTCCTGCTCTGTTTCCTATTGCTATGGCTCCTGTACTTTGACTTATCTCTCCTGCTTTGTATCCTATTGCTATGGCTCCTGTACCTTGTGTATCCTCTCCTGCTTGGAATCCAATTGCAATTGCGCGATGCCCCTGCGTAGTGTTACCTGCCTTAGTACCAATAGATACCCCATCCAGTCCCTGTGTAACTTCTCCTGCCTGGTATCCAATAGCAATGGAGGTAGTGCCTTGCGTAGTTTGTCCTGCTTGGTATCCAACAGCAATGCATCCGCCACTACTGCCTTGCGTAGTTTCTCCTGCTTGGTATCCAATAGCAATGGAGTCAACGCTTTGCGTAGTTTGTCCTGCTTCGTATCCAATAGCAATGGAGGTACGGCCTTGCGTAGTTTCTCCTGCTTTAGTACCAATAGCAACGGCTAAAGTTGCTTGCGTAGTTTTTCCTGCTCTATTACCAATAGCGACAGCAAAACTGCCTTGCGAAGTAACTCCTGCACCCGGCCCAGCTCGAAAGCTATCAAGCCCAGCGCCTTTGCTTAGGAGGCTTCCAGTTGCTTCAAGGGTTGTGAACTTTCCTGAACCTTGTGAAGCCACTCCAATAGAAGTTGCAACTAAAGTTGTAAAAGCACCTGTGGATGGAGTAGACGCGCCTATTGTGGTTCCGTTTATTGTACCTGCCACAAGTGTCGCGGTTCCAGTAAACGTGTTGTTTCCAGTAAACGTGTTGTTTCCAGTAAACGTGTTGTTTCCTGTCCATGTGTTGTCTAGAGGAAGAAGACTATCGTTTAAACTAATAACACCACCAGCCGTAGACCCTACCCAGAGTTTTCCGTCTGTAGTGTTTACAGCTAATTCTCCGACAGCTAAAGATGCAGGTGTTCCTGTTGCATTGTTTTTTGTTTGAATTACAACGGCCATGCGGTAAACTCCTTATGGGGTGGTTATAGTTATAGAAGTAAAAATACACGCCGTGTTGTCGCTTGGGTTATCAAAACCTAGACGGCTTATTAACAAAATAGCGCCTGACGAGCCTGCTAAAAATGCCGTCCCACTATTATTTATTAAAGCTGCTAGCACTGAAGGTATTTTATCTGCCGTAACGTTTCTTGGAATGGTAACTGTTAATGTGTCACTTTCGGTAGCTGGGCTACGAGTATTTGTAACATTAAAAGTAAGAGTTGTTCCTTGCGACCAAACACCCGAAGGAAGTAAAGGTACTGACCACGCTAAGGAAACAACTGTTGTATACGGTAATGAAAATAGATATAAAGGAATCGCAGGAGTAAGCACCATAGGTGCAAGACCTTGACTAAACACATACGTAGGAACAATTGAACCAGTTCCTTTTCTTTCTCGTTTAATGTAAGGTGAAGTAACTGTATTTACGTAAGCTGAGTCTGCATAAACTACTGTTCCTCTAGGGTTGCCATGCCATGTGTTTTGTGTAATTAAAGTAGCAGAGTTAACAAAAAGAGGCTCAACACCGCTTCCTCTTAAATTCATGTCTTTGTTGTAAATAACAAAATCTTTAATTGCCCCAACCCAACCCCCATTTGTCGGAGATGGTGTGCCTGAAGTATCTTTATCTCCTATTGAAAATTTTACAGGTGCTTCACTTGGCGCTGAGACACTATTAGAAGCAATAACAGTTGGCACTGCATTATTTACGTCAGTAACAGAAAGATACAACGTACCGCCTACTGCGTCATACTCCATAAAAAGACGTTGTTGTTTATTTAATGCAGGGCCGTTACCTACACTTGAACTCATACTTACGCCGTTCCAGCGAAACAGCCAGCTCAAATCTGTATTAACGCGCAAATATGAATTTGAACTGCTATATTTTATAGCTAACGCTCCTGAAGTACTAACAGGAGCAGCACTCGCTACTACTGTCATAGCGATGCTCCAGCCGCCTGTCTGAACCATGTTGGTACCATACAAATCCACACGGGAAGTTCCATTAAATGCAGCACCACTATTAGAATAAGTGATTGCCGACAGATTCTTTGAATCTGGCATCCCGGCAATTTGAATGCCTTTTTGCACTTGAGGTTGAGATGTATTTGTATTTCTTGCTTGCTGGAGTGTTGTTAAGAATTTAATATCAGAAGAAAGATTAGACGTTGTGGGTACAATTACCGAATAAGCGTTTGCAGGAACAGGCACACCGTCCACTAGAAGGTTGCGTGAGTTATTGCCTACCCACAGCACATTAGGTGTTTTTTCTATTGCGTGTGGCTTCCAAGACCCATCAGATGCCGTCCTGCCCTCTGCCACATTTTCGTCCCGCAAGGTCTTAAATACAGGAACGTCATACAAGTCAAATACCTGCACTAGCACTCTATCAGCAGGTGTCGCGCTCCATAACCATTGCTCAACAATATCTAAATTTCCGTTTGACGCTCTTATTAAGCCATAGAGGTAAGTGCCGTCATACGAAAGCCCTTCAAGTTTTCCCGCTTCGGCGTTAAATGTGAATGCAGGCGTTCCTACGTTTGGATATGAATTGGTAGTATAATTGTATTCAACAATTGAACGGTTACCGTTAGACGTGCCACTTGGTTTGCCACCAAAATAAAGAGTCCCCCCAATGACTACGGCAGCGTCTGGGTTAAACTCTGTATGCGACGGCGCTATATTGAAAGATGTAATCTGCCACTTGCCTGATAAGGACGGGTTTGGGATAAGTTTATAAACAGTGACTATATCAGTAGTATCATTAAAGTTATTAATAACGTAAACAACGTCCTCAGTGTCAGAGGCGGCATTTACTTCTAATTCAGTTGTATTAACGCTACTTAAATCAGCATGAAAGTCGCTAAAAAAGGCCCTAAGCTCAGACTGCGCGGAGGAAAATCCAGACAAATTGTTAACGCCAAAACTTACGCCGGAGTCACTAGCCGCAACTAATTGATTTGATGTTGCATCATAAGCAAGACTTTGTAGTGAACCTTGTGTTGCAGACGCAGGAAGATAAGAAATACCTGTCTCTAGTAATAGTTGTCTTGTAGTCATTAGGTTTCCTTAGCAGTGATAATAGTAATTAAATTGCTGCCTACTTTAGAAGTAGACAACAATTATTTTTTAGTTAATTAAGAAAGTGTCCAAGTAACAGGATAAACTGTTGTTGCAGAACCTCCAGAGGGGATGTGGTAATACGGAGAAGCTACTCCTGTATCATTAATTGTTGCTGTGTTTATTACGTTACGTACAGAACGTACTTTATTACTTGACGTTTCTTTTACAGTATTTATAGTTTGAACTGCCATACGTTATACTCCTTATGCGGGGGTTGTTGTTGAGGTTGTCCATGCTTCAGTTACGGCTTTTGTTTGAGTTGCTCCAGCAGCTCGCCAGTAAACTGTAGTGTTTTGTTGTACAACTTCAGTGCCTACAGAAGAAGTCCACATATTGCGGATTGAACGGTCAGAAACATCTTGTACGGTACTACGGAAGGCTGTTGTATAAGCCATGATAATTCTCCTTGTTAAAAGTAAAAAGCCCCGCCCCTCAGTCTTCTCCGGTTACCGAAAAAGTCAAAGAGAGGAAGGGCATTATTGTGGTATGGTCTAGTTGTTAACTACAACGTTAACGCCAGACTCAGGACGGTAGCAAGCGCGACCAAACAGACGGTCAGCGGTGTACAGAGTGCTAAGAAACTCTTGCTTGTACTGTGTCTGTGAACGTACACCAACTTGCTCTGCAAGAACGTAAGCGTCCTTGTGAGCCAACAGTGCGCCACGTTCGCCAGAAGCTGCTCGAACAACAGGTACGTTAGTGCTGACGTAAATATCTACGCCGTACAGCTCACCAATTTTACCGGAGACTGTTCCTTTGTTATTTACAAAGTCAGTAGAGTTGTAACGCTCAATGCCACGAATGTCATTACAGAGGCTAGGTGGGATTACAAAGAAACGGCCAGTCATCGGCACATCGTTGTCATCCAGAATCTGCAAAGCGTTACGGAAAGTACCGTCAGTAAAAACGTTAGCAGCGGGTACGCCAGTTGCTACGTAAGGGGTTGAACCACCAACGCCAGCAGCAGGGACAGAAGGCATAATAGACTGACTGTGAACCCAGCTAGTACCGTTTCCGTCACCCAACTGTGTACCAAGGGTAAACAAAGAAGAATCGGCCTGTCGTGCTAGTGCATAGCCAGCGTCAGAAGTGTAGAACCTACGAAGACTAGCCAAAGCCTGAACTTCAGTAATATCTTCAATCATACGGGAGTATTCCCAGTGTTGGTCGATATTAATAATCAGTTCGTTTTCAACGTCTGCAAGCAAAGTTACAGAAGTAGCTGACGCCTTAACAGAAGCGTTACCACGGATGGGAGAAGGAACGTGAATAACATCACCTTTCTTTCCTTTCATGGACATTTTTTTAACAAGGTTAGCGAGGACAAGAGACTTCTCGTACTCAGCGATGACTTCATCCGACCAAATTTGGGGGATAAAAGTAGCGGCTGTACCAGTGTTTCCACCGGGGCCAGGAATTGAACTTACTTGTGGTGTTGCGGGAAATGCTGCCATGTTATATGACTCCTAAAAGGTTATTTAACGCGACCCTCTTGATACGCCAGCATAATCTCAGGATTGAGTGCTTCATAGCGGTCAGGGTCTGTTTTCATCAGTTTAATTATGTCAGCCCTACGATAAATACGTTTACTACCTGAGTTACCACTGCCACTTACAGAGCCTGTAGAGGCTTGTTTAACGGCGGCTTGTCTAGCTTGTGTTTCATTCTGAACAGCTTGTCGAGCAACCGAAGTACGTTCTTTAAAGTTGCTGACAAGTTCATCAGCGGCATTAAAGTCATAACCTTGGTCTGCACGTTGGTAAAGCTCCATGCGAACAGGTGACCCTTGTACCCACTCAGTAAAAGCAGGGGCTTGCAGAACTTGCTGCATGTCAGGGTGTTTCTGTTGCAGTTGATTTAGCGAGGATGTTCGCTTCATCACTTGAGCTTGCTGTTTAGCGTTCACCACATCAGGATGTGTTTCTATCGCGTGACTTACTGCCTTTGCAGGGTCTTCAAAAAAATCTAGTGACTCTGGTTCAGGCGTTTGGTTTTGTGGTTGAGATTGGTTATGTATATAACCGTCTACTACTTTACGAAGTTCGCCTACTTCTGACCCTTGTGAACCAATTAGCTTTTCAGCTTGTTGGTGCATACCTACTACCTCTTGAATGCTTTTTCCCCTGTATTTTTCAGGAAGCTCATATTCAATAGTAGGCTCTGGGGCTGTTGCTTCAGGTTCAAACGATAGAGTATTGTCTAACGTGTCTTCACCTTTGCTAACTAAATCATCTGTATTTTGAGTGTCTTCATAAGTATCTAGTATCTCTGCTGCCATAATTAAATCTCCGGTCCATTTAGGAATTGTCGGCTTTCTTTTCTAATGCAATTTTTTGTTCCCGATTCTTTACCCATTTATCGTGCGCTGTAGGAAAACCAGCGGCATCGTTTCCGGGTAAAACAAATTTAGGGATGTGTTGCACTTTATTAGCAAGTTTGTTACAGGTAAGGCAATCTACTGTTACAGTCTCGTTATCTAATAGTTGGTCGTACATGGTTGTACCGCAAAAGGTACAATAAAAATCATTTAGCACTTTCATACATCTAACGCCTCCTCCTCAGCCCTTAAAAGGGTTTCCTGAAAACAAAGCATTTTGTCAATAGTGTTTATTTGACCTTTACGAAAATGTAGGTTATCGTTATTTGATATGTCTCTAATATCACCTATAAAAGCAGTTTGGTCTTCTAGCTCAAGCAGTAGTATGCTCCAGCCTTTAGTCTTAAACATCTCTTTCATGTAGGCGAAGTAGTCTTCATCCGTAAGGTCTTCTACTTCTTTATTTTCCATAGTATCCTCCTTGCCAAAGGGTATGAGGATATACAGGTATTACACCCAGTATACCACAGTTTACTTAAAATGTGTCTTTATTTTTTAGTTTTTTCTTGTTTTTGTTCTACGCTGTCTAAACGAGCAGTCATGTCTTTAAGTTGGACATGAATCTCCTCTAAAAGACCGTTAACTTCTTCTAAAATCTTGTTTAAATCACCACGCATAAGCATAAGTATATCCCTCTTTAGTTATTTCTAGTTTGTTGAGACTGAGATAGTCGTATTGCTGAGTCCAGATTTATCCGTTTCTCCTCTATGTCCAGTTTACGTTCTTTAAGCTGAGTGTCTGCAATTTGTAGCCTTTGTGTAAATTCTTCTTTAGTTACACCTGCTTTAACGTCAGTAACAGCGTCAATTCGCTCATTTTCAATCTTTCTAGGCTCTAAGTCAGCTTCAACAGTGTATTTATTAGCTCTGGCGTTGCTTTCAGCGGCTTGCGCTTTAAGAACCTCAATTTGCTGAACTTGCATTTGCATCTGCATTTCGTGCATCTGCTTTTCCATTTCTACTTTTTCTGGGTTAGGTTCTGCTGCTTTCTTAAGGTCTGCTTTTAAAGCCTCTCCGTTGTCTAAGTTCATGTTGTCAACAATTGCCTCTACAATGCTCCCGTACATAGGGGATTGGTCTGAAGTAGTCTGAAGCAACTGTACTAGCTGTGAGACTTGATATTCTTTGCCCATAAGCCCTAAAGTGGACTCTGCAAGGAACTTATAGTCCTTTACGGGGTAATTATCAGGGTCAAACTGCATGTATCTGTGGGCAGCTTTAGTGACAAAGGGTAACCAAAATCCGTCTTGAAAGCTAATTAAAGTACGCTTTTGACGCTTAATAATGCTCCCTAAAGCCATAGAAGTAGCTCCAGTCTTGTTGTTACTACCCATTCCTTGTGCAAATTCAGCCCCGTCTACTGCTCCGGTAGACTGTTGTACCATTTTTTGTAGTTCTGCGGCTTGTGAGAAGGTTATTTGATTTACGTTACCAAAGTTAAATTCTTGTAGGACTTCTCTAGGTGGTCCGTTAGTCAATATCATTTTACCGGGACGAACTACGGGTTGATGGCCTCTAGGAATGCGCGTAGCGTCCATAGCGAGCATTGGGTGAATAGTTAAGGCCAGAGCATCAATACGCGC